CGCCCAAACCCCCTCCTGTCGGAGTGGGTATCGATGATGGGGTGTCGTCGCCGGATGTGAGCGACGATGAGTCAGACACTCCAAGCAAGCCGGAGAGCTTGCTGGTCGAGCAGATCAAGAGCTCGACCCCTCCCCCGAAGAACAAGACGGCGTCGGCAAAGGCCGGGGAGGAGAAAGAAGGTGAGACGATAGCGCAAATCGATCTCGCCATCCGCGCGGCACGGGAAGACGAGTTGCAGGGCATGCACGCCGACGGTGGCGTCTTGTCCTCGACTACCGTGCCAGAGGCTTGCCTCGTAAAGAAGGAAGGGCAGACGAAAGCTGAGGTGATCATGGATCCCTTGGCTGTCGTGCTGCCCGGTGTGGAGATTGGGGAGCGGACGGCAAGGCCGAGATTTCCGCAGATGTCTGAACAGCCTACTCAGGTGTTCTCGAACAGCCCAATCAATCTGATCGCGGCAGAGGCGATGCGCAACGTGGAGGTCGGGGATTGGTGCCCCTGGATGGCAGAGCGTGAGACTTTTTCGGAAGTCCACCGCGCCTTACAGGAGGAACTGTTCTGCGAGAAACACGTGCAAGACGCCATGGTCGGATTCGCCAGCATGGTGGACACACTTCCTAAGAAGATGAGCGTTGCGCAGAAAGAACGACTGCAGGATGAGTGCTTGCAGGCTGCGTGTGCAGCTGGAGCACCCTTCACTACAGTCGTCAAAGCGTTCGTCAAGAAGGAGACTTCTGGCAAGCCGAAGCCACGGCCCATTGCGGACCACGGCTTTGAGAGGCTAGTGCCACTCGCCAAAGTGGCGTGGGTGTACGAACATATCGTCGCCAAAATGCGCAATTCCAACATCAAGGGACGCGAGAAAGGCATCGCGTTGAAGGAGCTTTTCACGAGCTTCTCATCTTTGAAGAACGGCGGGAAGATGATCGAGAACGATCTGACCGCGTTCGAGTTTGGTGTCAGTGAGGTGCTCAAGAAGGCAGAACAGAGCATCATCTATGGCATCGCCTTATCGCTCAACCTCAGCGATGTTGGATTCGAGTCCGTCAGGCGCGTGATTGACGCGCGCGACAAGACCGCGACGTGGAGCATGAACTTCGTGGACGCGGCCGGGGAGCGGCAGAAGCTCAAGATCAAGCTTCCGCGCCCCATGAGAGAGTCGGGCGACCGCCTGACTTCGTCTGGCAATTGGCTCCAGAACGTGATGGCGTGGTTCAGTTACCTGTCCGCGCCTCGGTTCATCGAGGATCCTTTGAGGTGCAGCACGAAGCCAAGGCAATGCGCATACCAGAGCGTGAAGCAATGGGTGAAGAGCAACGGGAAGAACTTCTTC